ATCATCCACAACAAATGCAAGGATGTCGTTAGCAGCAGTGTTTGCTGGGAAATACTGAGCAAACAACTTCTGGCCGGTTGAAGGGCTGGTGTAAGAACAACCTACAAACACGCCGATAAGACCAGCGATCACTGACGTGGGGCTGGACGCAGCAGAGTAGGATGTTTTGATCAGAGTACCATCGGTCGTCAGTTGGACTAGATCACCATAGAAAAGACTGGTGTTGTAGCCGCTGGCGATGGGAATCTGTCGCGTTGCTCCGGCATACGGTAGGCCATTAAGTTCATTAATAGCTTTGAAACCGTAAGGAGCGTCAACAGTGGGGTAAGCCATCTTTTAACTCCTAAGTTTAAGAAGCTCCACGTCCGAAAGTGACTTTGCTCTGCCGGTCTTTAAACAGCGGCATTCTTGAGTCATTTTCTCGCATGAAGTTATTGTCTACAGATTGCATCTGAGCATCAGTTTGTTTCTGATAAAACTCATTGCGTTGACCAACCATTTCAGAAGGTGTTTTGCAAAGCAACAGACCACCGATCTCAATGCTGTCTGGAAACCGCGAGGTTTGACCAGCCATCATCTGGATTTCAGGATGCATCGACGCTTTAACAGGTTCCCAGCCTTCACGTAACTTGGAAGAAATGTGACGTGGATCAGCCTCACCCAAAGTACTAATACGAATCCAACGGAAGTTATAACCTGGCTCCGGTGTCGGATCAGGAAGTAACTGCGGCGGCATCCACTGCTTCGGACGCTCTACCGTTTCCCTTGACTCGCGTTGACCTCGTTCTTGCTTTTCCATTTCAATTCCTTTGAAGTTTTGCTACTTCGCGTGCGTATACCTCAAGAGGTATCTTGTAGCGATTAGCGTAATCAACCTGTTTTTGTGTCAGCTTTACTTTCTTAGGAGTAACGCTGCGCGTAGCAGGTGCCACATTTGACCTTACTGGACGCTGAACTCGTTCAGGCGGCTCCTCGGCGTCAAAGTATTCCGGGAACACTTGTCTCATACGAGTGTTTAATTTCTCGTAGTACTCATCAGACGATGCATCGACGCCTTGCTTAATAAGCTTGGAGTGATACGCCAAGACAAACCCTGTCATTTCATCGTCTGAGCCAAACCAAGGATTATCCTTTTTCCATGACTCGGCTTTAGGATCAACCCTCGGTGCCTCAATATGTACTTCTTTTTCAGGCTCTTGTCTAGTCGGCTTAAAGTTATTTACGCGTTCCAGCTTTATTTTGGCTGACGTTAATTCCTCTTGGGCCGTTACTAAACGATCACTGTCGCCAGATTCATACGCTTCTTTGTATTTCCTCTTGGCGTCTTCAAGCTCATTACTAACTGTTCTTTTGGCCTGCTCCAATAATGCTTGCTGGCCTTCAGATAATGAACTTTTCAGTTTTTTGTTTTCTTCTGCGATAGCCTGGGCTACACGGAACGCCTCATCCTTTGCGCGTTCTGCTTCTTCGGCTCGCTGCTTCTCTGTCTTGTATCCTTTATATAAGTGGTCAATCCTTTGTTTGACTCTGTCGCTGTACTCTTTAACTTCAGAATCGTCTAAAGGCTTAGGTTCATCACGAAGTTTAGAGTGCTTAGGCTTTTCGTCTTCAACGATCTCAACCTCTACATCACTCTCAACTTCAACTTCAATCTTCTCTTCCTTCTCATCAGGAAACTTGTAGTCATCGTTCATAAGTCCTCCTATGCCCTTGAGATACCGCGTGGATCTTGGACCACAGCTTCGACTGAATCATCGTTAATGATCCGAAACTCTTTGCCGTGAATCTTGATACGCGTACCCGTGTTAGGACGGACAAGAACAAAGTCACCTACCTTGCATGAAGGTCCACTAGGGAAACGAGTCTTATCCTTATAAGCGTCTGGTCCTAGCTTCACCACAAACAACACAGGCGATAAAACTTCTTCGTAGTACATCGTTGACCCAGCTTTAACTAAGCCGTTCTCATACTCCTCATCTACCTCTGGAAGTACGCACAACACATGGTACGTAGAAGGTTCAGGCAACTGCTTTGCCTTTTCTTCTGCCGTCTCTGGCAACGTCGTTGCCGTTTCTCCGTCTTGGGAGATTAGTAACTCACTCATCTTCTATTTCCTTTGTACGACTCGCAAGGTCTTGCACTTCCATCTGTGCGGATCGTAGACCCCGGATAACGCCGCACAGTTCTCGATACTCGGCGTAATCTTTCGCCGAGCCGTTGCTCAAAGACTCATTCAAATTAAGAATGCGTTCTTGTAATTTGTGATGCAAAAGTTCAAATATGTCCATGACTTTTCCTTGTATGAAACCAATCTTCGACAGCTTCATAAAACTTATTGTGTTCAAACTTTCCTGTATCTACATCGTCCAAAGATTTAATTATTTTTTTATTAAATCTTGTGTCACACGAATAATGACTTATGTAGTGCCACGGTTTTATTTGGTTGTAGCCTGGTATGTAAACAAAGTCTTCATTTCTCATATAAATACGGTGATTTGCACATACCACTTGAAGGGCATACATGCCAGACCACCATTTGTAATCTTTTGAATTGGTGCTTAAGAAGATGCGTTTATGAAGTTGCATCCAATCAATAATAATTTTTTTAAATGTCTTTGCTCTTCCTATAATCGGAACAAAACCTCCGTTGTACTTTCCGTGTCCTTGGGATAAGAATGGATCGATAACCCATTTATGGTCTGTCAAACTTTTTAAATGCCATGCTTCATACACATCTGAAACAACAATCTCATCCTTGACATCTATTTGTGGCGCGTGTTTCATGTGAAACATATCGCAATCTAACAGTTCAATAATATCGTCGTCGTCAAACTCGTTTAAAACTTGAAGTAACGCAGTTTGAATATTTAATGGAACTATTAACGGTTCGTTGATATTCTCTACATTTAAATAATCAAAACAACTTTTAACCATGGTATGCGGCACATCTATATCCCATGGTAGCTTTTGATGCTCTGGATCTTCCCGCAAGTTTTTATTAACAACCAAAGCCAAAGCTTTTCGATAAGCGTTGTATTTATAGACTTTTTTATGCTGATGCCAAAACAAATCTAACTGCATCCAAAAATTACCGGCGCATACAGCCACGGGTATGCTTATCATTTGAAAGTCCTTTGGCGCAGCCATTTAGTAGCTACCCATTTGACGCCGCGCTTTACTGGCGCTCCCGCATGGAGTGACTGTCTTTCCATTTGTGGGTACTTAAATAACAAAGCAGATCCTTCATGTGCTTCAAACTCTAGATTAGCCTCTGGAAAATAAGTCCCTCCGCCTTCATCAGGCGTATTCAAATAAATAAGAAAGGTCATGATCCGCTGACCTGCTGTATCTAATGACTGAGCCGTAGGTGAGTTAGCTAAATCAAAATAATCGTGATGCGGCTTATACTCCTGACCGACTTCATATCGGAGTATTTGCAAATCTTCGCCGTGATCAGACGGTATGCCGGTTATGTTTGCAATACGCTCATCTATTTCTTTTAATAACGGTGTACTACCCCGTTTTAAAAACGTACCAAAACTTGTTCTGTTGGGGTGGTCCGTCGAACCACCTGTTTGTTGGTCTACAACGGTTGACTTAACAAGACTCGGATTTGCCGCTTGTATTAATTCCTGACATTGTTCTTTAGTCAAAAACTCACCATACAGTGTTGTTTCTAAAGGCGCTTTAGATCTAAACAACACGCGGCTTTTTTCTTTGGGTAAAGACCAATGGTAAAAAATATAAACGGCTCTTTGTTTTTCGCCGCAGAGAAGTTCGTCGCGCCAATGAGGGAATTTTCTTCCCTCCATAACTGCGCCATGCCCAACACCTATATGCGCTTCTAAGTACTGAGACTTGTATTTAGTCGGGTCTTCTTTAAGATCCCATTCTTCTCCGGCGTAAGTCTTGGCGCTAATATTCAGCGGCCAATCCAAATTGTTCTTATCTTCTAAACAAACACTTAACGTAAGGTCCAAGCCTTTTCTGTCTGTGTGAAGATTTAAGACACTGTGCCGGTTATATACCCGCGTATAAGTATTAGAAAAGACCGCTTGAGGGTAACGGTCCTTAATAATTTTTGTCGTGCGATCTACAAAAGCCAATGATCCTGGTAGGTTGTAATATCCAAAACTATTTCGGTAATACTCAGGCATCTTGTTTTCATCAGTGTGTTCATAAGAAAAAAACTCTTGAACCAACGACTGACACTCAGCCGGGGAAAATACCTCGAGTTCACTCTGCCAGGATGTATGCATTAGCCCCTCATCTTAGTTAAGACCTCAGCTTTTAACTTCTTATCAAAGTCAGCCGACTTAGCCGCTATACGTTGCTGCTCTTTTCTAGCTTCAACAGCGATACGCTCTTGTTCAACCTGTAGTCTGGCTTGTGCAAGTGCAATATCTGCTTGGTCTTTAGCGGCTTTCCTCTTTACTTCTTCAGCTTTGATCTGTAGTTCTGCCTGTTGCATCTGAACTATGGGATCTTGTGCCGCTTGTTGGGCTTGGGCTTGCTGTGCTTGCGCCATATTCATCTGTAAGAGCTGCGCGCCAGCCTGTGCCGTTAACCTTGAGATCTCAACTTCCACATCATCAGGTAGCTTTTCGTTAGGCGGCGGTAAAGGAACACCAATTTGCTCTTCAATCTTCTTCCTATAGAGGAACGATAGGTGTTCTGCGACGTGAGCCTGCACTGCTGACCCTATTTGTTGCGCCATGGGGTTCTGACCGATCATTTGTTGAATCATTGGATCCTGAATAAAGGTCATATGGGTCGCTATATGGGCGTCGTGGTCCTGATAAATGAACGCTTTGGTGGGTTCCATCCGCAAAAACGCCATATTTTCAGACACTGGGTCTTTGGGATGCTGATCTTCGGGTAAAGGAACCAACTTATCGGCGTTTTTCACCCCTAAAACCTCAATCATTTGCCGATGTAACTGAGGCAAATCGTAAATTTGGGGTGCTTGGGCGGCTAATTGGATCACTGCTTGGTACTGCATGATCCTTTGCGCCATGGTCGCAGCATTAGGATCACTAACAGGGATGATATCGACGTGTTCGTAGTCCTCTTGCTTTGCTTTTCTGTTACCACCTTCAGGGATATAAGCGTATTCCTCGGGGGTGTAGTCCCGAATAATGTCTCTCAACAGCTTAAATTCCTGTTTCATCGACGCATGAACTCGTGCTTGCACAGCACTCATGGTCTTAAGCTGTCTTTCCAAGAGGGCTAAGGTCGTTCCGACGGGAGCCTGAGACGACATATCACTGACTTTCATGTCAGCAATAGAACCCAAGCGTCTTCCTTCTTCGCTGATCTTCTCTAGTAACTTCGCTAAGACTTCAGACGGTTCCTTATAAGGAAGCGTCATGATGTTATCTTTGATAGCGCCACTGGGTACGTCTACGTCTCTAAATTCCCCCGGTGCGATGGGCGTGTCATCACCCTTTACTCTCAAACCTCTAGACTTAAGGCCTCCAGGTAAATTAGATAAAGTACCGGCATCGACTAATTGTCTGATTAACATCGTTCCTGCTCGAGCATATCCGCCGATTAAATGGATATACCCAAAGCCATAAGCACCAAATCCCGGTACATAATCGTACTGAACTAAGTGTTGGCGCTTCCTATATAAGTGATCGCCTTCACGCCAGTTACGATAGATCGATAAAACTTTATTAGTTCCTTTATCAATCGTAATAATATAAGGAACTGCTATGTCATCTTCTTCTTCGTAACCTGATAGGTTATAGTCAACCTGTATCTCACAGATAAGATACCGGTCGTCATCATTAATAGAAAACCCCGTCTCTTCTGCTTTCTTTTCCTCAATATCATTAATGACTTTTAACGGATCGCCTAGATCTACGTCTCGATAAAAACCTTTAACCTGCAAACGGTGGATATCGTTTTTAGTCTTACGCATCATATGCGTAACGCGTTCCGCTGTCCTTGCTCCTGAAGATCCATAAGGAATAATCACATCTTCAGCCGGAATAAATATAGAAGTCTCGCGTCCTAAATTAGGATCGTAGTAGACCTTTTTAAAAGCAGCGCCACTTAGACCCAAATTAAATAACATCCGTTCATGTTCGGGTCTGTACTCTGGGATGGTTTCTGTTAAACGATAGTTCATATCGTCACGAACACGTTCTGCTGAATCTTCTTTTTCTTTTGTTATCTGTCCGATAATTTCTGTTTTAACTGGGCCTTGCGCTGGAAACGTTTCAATAATCATTTCTGATTGAAACCTTACCGCCGCTTCAGTTAAAAGGGTAGAAAATACCCCGCAGGCTCCATTCCAAGGTTCAGTTCTTTCTTCGTATTTCATACCAAGAACTTCCAAACCTTTGACGTACATATCAACCCAATCTTTTCTTGAGCCAATGTCTGCGTCTATCTCACCCATTAAATCGGACGCCAAGGTTTGAAGTTCTGACTCCGACATATATTCAGCTAAGTTCGCATCGAAATCTTCAGCCGTTTCTTCACCTTGTTCTAAAACAACTTCTAATCCGTCCATCCCTATCGTCACAGATTCAGGATCTACGATTTCAATCTCAATCTCTGACTCTTCACTTAACATCGGCTCAAGGGGCTTATCTAACATGATCTATCCTTAGTAATAGGCTTTACGTCTAAAGGTTTGCGGCTCGTCTTCCTCATCAGACGCCAGTCTTAAAAAGCCGCCCTGCCTGAATCGTATCAGTGCCTGAACACTCGAGTCTACGAGGTCGTCATGTTCTGCATTAGGAAATGCCGCCATTTGGTCAGCGACTTCATCGGCCCAGCGTGTATCGGGTCGCCACACTTTTCCTGATCTAAATAAATCAGATACAGAGTTAATCCTCACAAACTTATCGTTTCCCCTAACCGGAGTGTATTCCGATACAGGAACACCCATCTGTCTTAGTTCAAAGACCAACGGCGCGCCAGCAGCTTTGGCCTCGATAATACAAGCATCAGGTTCCCAGTATTTATATTGACTCAAGGCTTTGTCTTTTAACTCGGGAAACTCCATCCTTTTTTGAAACGCATCCAACATAATAATGTTAGCGTCTCGCTTATCTTCATCTTTATAAAACACACCCCACGTCGTACAGGCTGAGTAGTCAGCTCGTTCGCTCTTAGTAAACGCGGTGTCCCAACTCTGGATAATAAATTCACAAGGTGGTGGATCTTCCTTCTCCCACATCTGCCACCATTCTCTTTTAATGATGGCACCTTCTTCTCCTGTGGGTTGTTGTTGATACTGTGCATTCCACTTAGCCGGAGGTAGTTCTTCCTTTAAAGCTTCAAGTTCCTTTAACGACCAGAACTCAGGCCATAAAGGACTACCACTTGGCATAATGGCTGGGAGTTCTATAACTTCCCACTCTTCATGCTTTTCTCGTTTCGCAGCCTCTCTAATTATTTTCCCTGTAAGATCTCTATCCGACCAGCGAGTCATGACCACGACTATAGTTCCGCCAGGTTGAAGACGCTGTCTAGGGCCAGAGGTATACCACTCAAACACCTTATCAAAGACCGTAGGATCGCCTAACGTCGCTTCCTGTTCTGAGTGTGGGTCATCAATAATTAACAGGTCGGCTCCCTTACCAGTCACCGTACCACCTACCCCAATAGCAAAATACTCGCCGTCGTGATTCGTCGCCCACCGACCTGCGGCTTTACTGTCTTGCCTTAAAGACACGTTAGGAAACACCTCGGCATACTGCTCACTTAAAACCAAATTCCTAACCTTTCTCCCAAAGTTAACCGCTAAGTCCGCCGTGTTAGAACTCTGTATTACCTTTCTTTTAGGGAACTTTCCTAAGTACCAACTTGGTAATAAGTAACTTGCAAACTCCGATTTTGTGTGTCTAGGAGCTAAGTTAATAATTAATCGTTTTAACTTCCCCTCGGCGATCTCTTCAAACTTCTGCCCCATTAAAGCGTGATGTCTTCCACCAATAAAACCAGGCCACATCTTCTTCACGTAGTTCATGAACTTAGCCTGACATCTCTCTCTTTCTAAAGCATTCTTATAAGTCATGACCTGACTCAATAACTTCTCCTGCTCCGCCGCAGGAAGCTTTTGTATCAAGTCATTTAATTTCATACACGTAACCCTTACCCTTACCCAAGTCTAAGATGTTCTCATCTTTAAATAACTCTTCCTTCCTCGCAAAACCTTTATACCAACCACCATGATCATCAACCACCATCAAGACATAAATATCACACGGGTCTTTAATCTTCTCTAACGTCGCCGTCAATCTCCCCGTTTTATATCTCGTACTCTTTACATCAATCGTCTCACCCTTCCGAGATACAAAATCCTCCTTCTTCTTCCCCAACCCAAAATCTACATAGTAGTTAAACAACTTCCCAAAACACATCTCACCCACCATCCCATCCACGTCTGCTTGAAACCCGTCATCCATCTTCTTTTTATCTTCATACCTCTTACGTCCATACAGTTGCCTCTCTACCGCAACCATACGCGCCACCCTTAATTCATTCTCACTCAGATCAACTCTCCTGTCTCCCATTTGGTTAATCCAAATTCCTAAAGTTGATATATATAGGCCTAATCGTACGTCCTCTCTTACCTACCTTCTTAACAGCGCCTATCCTCACTAACTGATCCACAATCCTCTTCGTATTCCCAATCCCCATCTTCCCCCTCAAATACGCTAACTCCCTTAACGTGGGACTGTATTGGAACTTCTTCCAATACTCATCAATCAAAATAAACATATCCCTCTGTACCGGCGACATAACCCCTATACACTCCTCAAATGTCGAATTCTTGGTGAACTTTGGTACACTGACCATTTCACATATTCTATAACCTATACCGCAAACTCCATAAACGTTTATGGAGTTTAGGTATACTTAGCCGTAAGTTGGTATATATCCCCATATCAGATGGTACCTAATCTTACTTTCAAATTTTCGCTATTTTATTTATCACTCTCTGGGTCGGAATTTTTGGAAGGGGTGGGGGTATCTGGATTGGATAGATTGTGGGGAATAGGCTGGGAATTGGATAGATTGTGGGGAATAGTATGTACATGCGAGGGGGACTCCGTTTCGGCGTCCTGGGGGGTGGGGGAGGGGTGGGTTCCCTCTAGTTCCTGTATCAATGTGGTGGGGTCAATATCGATTGCCTGGGAGCGAACCATCTCACTCAGGACTGCCATGATTTGATCGCGCGCGTCATCGGAACTCGAGACATGCGTGATTTCTTTACGTTCGGTGAAAGCGCTTACTTCGGTTACAGTGCCGAGGACTTTTGCCGCGGCAACTTTTGTGGCGTGTTTGGCCTCAGGATCTATGATTGTTTGGACTAGGGACTGGATCACTAGTTCGCGGAGAGCGGCTGGGGAACGATATTTTGCACTCTCAATCGCCAACTCGTATGCTTCAATCTCCCTCTTAATCCTCTCATCGCGCATCAACTCATAGGGTTTACATGCCAGTGTTCGCTTACTGGCATCTTGCTTATATGCTTTCCTGTATGCACTAGCCTTTGTTTGGCCCATTGCTACCCTTCGGGCGAATTCCCTTTGCTTATGAGTTAGTCCCTTTGAAACGGTCTTACTGAATAGCATCTCACTAGGGATTGTCTCTAGACTTTCCTTCGCTTGTTTTCTTGAGAGTTTCATAAGCTATTGCCCTTCGGGCTAGGTTCGGATCGCGCGATTATATGGGAACAAATCAGGAAAACAACAAACCCGCATCATAATCGCTTGACATGGTAGGATTAAGTGTACTAAGCTTGGATTTCGTACACCAAAGGAGCAATCATGAGTCTAGCAATCCATACCAAGTATTTAGGCCCAACAGACATCGAAACCCGTTTTGGAGATAGAGCATGAAAACCTACACCGTAACCGTAACCGTCTCAGTAACCCGTTCAATCAGCGCCGAAAGCGAAGAGGAACTGCGCGATCTGATCCTCAATGGTTGCACTGATATCGACGAGGATTTTAATTCCGCCGACTATCAAATTGAAATTGTCGACGTCGAAGACGAGTAAATCGCTATAGATTTGGAGCTGGTTCAAACCCTTTTTTTGGAGCATGACATGATTCTGATTAGCAAAACCTTCGAAGTAATCACCCATGAATCCGCCGAACATGGCGAAGTTGAAGAGTCAGGTTTCGAGTTCGAATTCGAGCCTTTTACTTTCCGCGATCTAGTTCGTCACTTGCGTTATTTCCCTCACCCTTCAAGTTCGGTTATCGGTCCGGGTGTTTGGGTATCGAGTGAACCCGAACAAGACTATATGACCGGAGAGTACAGGACCGAACACTTGCATTTCGTTGGACCGGAGAGAAAAGAAAAGTACTGGATTAAGGCACTCAAGCTTGCCCTTAAGTAGTTCAATTAAAGCCCTTCGCGGAGGGCTTTTGTGGACCTACTACGGAGATAACAATGAGACTACGCGACAATCACCCCGCACTCGAGCATGCCGTCACAATCCACCCGAAGACGGTTAAACCCTTGAGCGACTATGCTTCGCGATTACTCAAACCCGCTAGCGGCAATGCAAAGCTTGGAGCGGGTTCGAACGTAATCACAAAGGGCAAGTGGTCCGGGTTCCCGATGTTTACCCTTACCCTCGAGGAACGTGCGACATGTTCCCGAACATGTCAACAATGGGACCGATGCTTCGGGAACAATATGGGGTTCGCCCATCGGATTAGTTCGGCCGAACCCGAACTCCTCGAAATGAGACTTAATGACGAACTCGAGCATCTTTCACGGGTTCATCCTGACGGGTTTGTAATCCGGTTACATGTACTCGGAGACTTTTTCAGTACAGATTATGTAGACTTTTGGGCTATTGCCCTTCGGGCCTATCCGGCACTCCATCTATTTGGATACACGCATCGGACCGATGGACCGATAGCCGATGCCATAGCCGACAATTTGCAAACTGAGCGAGCATGGATCCGATGGTCCGACAAGGGAGGTTCCATGTCCGCGAACGTCATGGGCGAAGGTATAACATGCCCTGAGCAAATCGGGAAAACTTCCTCATGCCTGACATGCGGTTTGTGTTGGACCACCACCAAGGCTATAGCCTTCATCGAGCATTGAACCCAAACCGCACCGCCGAGCAAGTAATCGCCATGTATAGCGAACATGCTTATGTCTTTTGTATGTACATGGCGAGCAAGTTTTCATCCAATAGCTTAGGGTTTCGCTATTGGCTAACAGTCGCACAATTAACCGAGGAAAAACACCATGATGCCTAACCGAACGGCCGATGAAATGCTTTTTGAGTACGGTTCCCGCCTCACTCAGGATCAAAAGGATTGGCTATATGCTTTCATCCTACTTTGGGAATACACCGACTTCGAAGGGCTAAACCTCGAGCCACTGGTCGATCTTTACGACCATTGGATCAACGACCAAATCCTCGAAGGCCAAAAGTCAGATGCCGAATTTTTGGAGTCACTATGCTAGACCATCGCCAAAAATATGCACTCGAAATGGCCGTTTTCGAGCTGGTCAACGCCGTCCAATCGACCAGAAAAAAACAAGACGGATGGATCAACGTGGAATCTATCCTCGAGACCATCGAAGACATCCGATCAGCTTTTCCAGATATGGCAGGCCGGATCGATAACGCAACCGACACTTTGGAGAATTGACATGCTCACAACATCCATGAAGGCCATCCGCCAAGCATTGCGCGACCAGTTTGGAAAGCGCCATTACAAAATAACAAGGACTGGCGATGTCCACGTTTACGGGCCTATGCCTAATTCCCGAATTGTAGGTTGGTGGTTGATGGGCGATTTAATCACCGCCGAACTTTGGCTCGGACTTCCCGCTAACAATTCAAACAAGGATTAACCATGCAAGGCTTTATCGTCCAGTGGATCCAGTTAGACAATAAACAATTTTCAATCGAAAGCCTTCGCCATTGCGATGGAAGGCTAGCGATCTTCCCGACTTGGTCCGAAGCTAACAAGATGACAAAGGGTTTGACCAATCGTGAATCCGGGACCATGTCACCGACAATCACGCCGATTGAGATGCCGTCGTGAGAGTACTAGTCGCTTGTGAATATTCGGGGATAGTCCGGGACTGTTTCGCTTCGCTCGGGCATGACGCAATGTCATGCGATCTGCTACCGACCGAGAAACCCGGACCCCACTATCAGGGAAACGTTCTAGATATTATTAGCCTGGGGTGGGATCTGATGATTGCTCATCCGCCCTGCACCTATCTTTCGGTCTCTGGTATGCATTGGACCGTCCGAGGATTGCGTGATCCGAAGCTAACCGAGGATGCCTTGGACTTTGTGCGTACGCTTATGAATGCGCCGATTAAACGCATCTGTATTGAAAATCCAGTCAGCGTCATTAGTTCGCGCATCCGTAAATCCGATCAGGTCATACACCCGTATCAATTTGGACATGATGCGAGCAAATCCACATGCTTGTGGCTTAAAAACCTGCCATTACTGAAACCGACTCAGTTTATCGAGCCGCGCATGGTCGATGGCAAGAAAAGATGGGGGAACCAAACCGACTCAGGACAAAACAAACTCGGACCGAGCGACACTCGGTGGAAAGAACGAAGCAAAACTTATGAAGGCATAGCACAAGCTATGGCACAACAATGGGGAACACTATGAAACGTCTAACTGATCTTATCCTTGACCTTGTCGTGATGGTCGTGTCCGGTGTAGCACTAGGTTGGATGATGGTGAAATGGTGGTTTTCTGAATGAGGTTTTTCACTGGATTGCATCACCCCGCAGACTCGAAACACTTTGAGTCTGCTTTCATATCCGTAAACACCATACGGAACCGCAAAAGCCATTTTCCGGTCAACGATTGGATCATGGACTCGGGAGCATTCACTGAGGTTGTCAGGCACGGGGGCTACCGTTTCCCCGTGTCTGAATATGCTCACCATATCAAACGATTTTCTACCTGCGGGAACCTACTAGCCGCAGTGTCCCAGGATTTTATGTGCGAGGCATTTGTCCTGAAGATGACCGGGAAAACTATTCCCGAACATCAACGCATGACCATCGAACGCTACGACGAGCTGCTTCAACACGATGTCGGCGGCATCTACATCATTCCGGTACTCCAAGGATATGATCCACAAGACTACGTCAATCACATACGCATGTACGGCGAGCGATTGAAAAAAGACATGTGGGTTGGCGTAGGATCCGTCTGCAAAAGAAACAGCAACATCGCATCCATCGAGCAAGTTTTACTTGCCATCAAAGCCGAACGTCCCGACCTTCGTTTGCATGGTTTCGGTGTTAAGACCACTGCCTTATCATCCGGTTTGGTGCGAGAACTCCTTTACACCGCAGACTCTATGGCATGGTCGTTTGCCGCACGGTACGAACGCCGCAATGGTAATGATTGGCGCGAAGCGAAAACATTTGAAGATCGCATCAATACCATGCAATATCAAAAACCTTTGTTTATTTAGGACCACCCATGAAAACAATGTTCGCCATCTACTTGATGGAAGATGAAAATGGGTTTGTACGGGTCTGTGCCGACCACTATGGCCCAGGCGAGGCGAGCTATTCCCTTGGTATGGAAATGCTCATGTTCCTAAAACATACTGAACGGGAAAACCCCTCCCACATGAAAGTTGAAGGGGTCTTTTATGCTTTACAAACGCAGTGATTTTGTAAGTGAGAGTCCGGCTTTTAGTATCCCGACTTTCCTGTGGTAATCGTTGAAGTCATCGCCAACGTCCGGTGGCATGAAGTACGGTAAACCAATCCGCTTCGCTACAGTCTCTCCTGTCTGGCTTGCGTCATTATCCGCAATCACGTACCCATCCTTTGCTAGCTTCTGCATATTGTGAGCAGAAAAGCAAACGTGAATGGTGTATCGCCGCTTCATGGACTTTAAGATCATCCGAAGGCTTAACGCCGTGGCGTATCCCTCGCACCAAAAGTTTGGGCCTTTGTTGTCAAACACAAACTCTGCCCCGCTGGTCTTTTGGCCGAACAAAAACTTCTTATCTCCCGCCTCGCTGATCATCTGGCATCCGACCAACCGAGTCCCCATCCGCATCGGGATCACTAGGATCTTTTCATTATCCTTGAACCAGACATTCCCACGTTCATCCGGAAAACCTTTCCGTAAAAAGTACTCGTGGGTGAATAGTTCACACTGATTCAGAATCCATCCGGCCTTCTTAGCCGCACGTTCTTGCGTCTCCTGTGTCTTATCGGTCGCTGCCTGAATGAACTTCTTAAAACTCAGATCATCCTTATTGTCAGACTGCCACACCGATACAGACGTATCCAACGCATGGTTCTGAACGAATCCGTACGTCCCCATCCATTTAACGGCTCCGTTCTTCTTATTTGGGTGATCCTCAGTCCTGTATCTCCTCCACACCCCGATTGGTGGTGTCTGGTCGATGATGATGCCATGCCCCCTGCAAAACGATATGAAGTCCATTAGATCTTCCTGCTCTTGTATAAGAAATGTCTTAACCGTTGTTTTATAAACCGTTCTGTCTCAGAAGTCGGTTGCTTCACGGTCTTATCGTCAAGACCTCGAGGCCATACGCCGAACTTATCTTTGTAGGTGTGTGCTGCTCGTCCTTCCCGCCAACCGTCATACATCACCTTCCATCTGAGCTGGCTCCAAAAGTCCTGCTTAATCTCTTTGGACATCACCCCCAACTCGGTCAGTTCTCCCGCCACCGAAGCTACCTTGTTCTTCCTCTCACGCACATGACCACAGTTCGCACAGGTATCCGACCCTTTAGGCCATAACGCCGAACAGACAGGACATTTACTGGCTTCCTTCTCCTTCTCGGTGGGTTCCTTCTTGGCCTTTTCTTTGCCGTCGTCCAGCTCGTTTACGCCAATCTCAAAAACTTCCTCCCATTCGTCCCTAAAACGAACGTAGTTGCCGCTGTGACAGTTATGGACTAAGAGTCCCTCACAAGTGAAGCGATTGTGGGGTCCGGCGTCGAGTATGTCCCATACTTCCCTTTTGGTTTTATGGATGGTCGGTGATATCGTTGAATCACTTGCTCTTCTGTCATTCCAGCCCAAAAGAAACCCCTCAACGTACTGTCGGAATATCGAATTTCTGGGTTTTCCAATCGGAACTTGTGCATTCTTGCCACAGATTGATTGCCACGTTTGTTTTGCTGATTTAACTCCACGGAAAGCCAACGTAGATTTCCAGGTTCGTAATGTCCATATGGGTCTATCCTGTCTATTTGAATTCTCGACCGCTCCGCAACTGTCTTGAATTCCGGAAGCCCCAAATTTTTCATTATCCAAAGCGTCGCTTCTTTGACCCCAGAAAATCTGAATTCGATTTTTTTTGCACCATAGTTCGCGTATTGATCGCATGAAGGACTGCAACATCTTGCTCTCATGGCTTGAACTCTGTTGTAAAGCCACATCGGATAATCTGGCTCCGGCTGGTTGCAAGCGCGGCAACCCTTGGTTTTCCCTGACTGCAAATTCAATAAAGAAATTAAGTTTCGATATCCACAGGTTACGCACTCGCACAAAACGTGAATAAATCTCCTGTGCTTTGCACCCAACCAAAAAACTTGTGAATCGTATATCTTCACCGAGCCAAATTGGAGTCCTACCAAATCCGGTCTTTGTGATTCTGATTTGTTTGCTGGCGCAATACCCAAAGGCGCGCCAACCTTCGGCAGTGTGGACAAGGTGTCCTTCGGTTGCGACAAGACCTTGGTACGTGATGACGTCTTGGATTCCATTGCAAACAGCCCCTCCATGAGTTACAAAGTTAGTTCCGTCCCATATTTTATGGTCGAGAGTTACTTTGTCAATAGGAACCAAGCCTTTATCAGTCAAAACCCTGCTTCCCTTAGCCAAACAAAGCCATAGGGCAAAGTCCTTACCAGGCGATCCACGCATCACACGGCCCATCTGTTGGATGTGGGAGGACAAAGACTTACTGAACGGTCTGGCACTCACCCCGATCTTCACATCAGGCACATCAAAGCCTTTAGTCAGGATGTCCGTTGCGATCAGCCCGTGGATCTCTGTGTCTGGTTTACTGAACTCTGTAATGACTTCCTGTTTGAACTTGTCATCATCCAAATAAGAAACAGCAACGAAGTTGTATCCCTGCTCTGCAAACTTCCTTGCTAAGTCCGCACCATGCGCCACACCAGAGCAAAACACGACTGTCTTTTCTGGTTTACCAAAGATCTCATGAGTCTTCTTTATCCATTCAGCAACAATATCTCCAGTGATGACCATCCCACGCTTCTCGGCTTCGCCTTGTGACCATTCCCCTGCTACCTTCTTTGCCCCTGTCATGTCGATCTCTTTAGCCACAAATACCTTCAGTGGAACCAATACACCTTGATCCACAAGTTGCTTTGTCGTGACCGTCGATACGACATTCTCATAAATCGATCCAAGACCTTTGGTAAAAGGCGTAGCCGTTAGTCCGATCACTCGGATGTCTGGATTATTCTTAATGAAGTCCATCGTCTGCTGACGCGTTGTATGCGCCTCATCAACGATTAAGAGGTTAAGACCTGGAAACGATCCTCGCTTCTCGAGTGTCTGTGCCGAGCAGACTTGGATGTTTTCGTACGGCCTCCAACGCCAGTGTTTGGCCTGCAATACACCGTGGTCGATGTTATACCTATCGAGTCGTTTACTGGTTTGGTCGCAGAGAATGATCCGGTCAAGGATCATCGCCGCTTTGTTGCCCTTCTGTTTTGTGGCGTTCAGCAAAGCAATCGCCATCTCAGTTTTTCCCGCACCCGTTGGAGCGTATAGGATTTGGCAACGTTTACCTGCTGCAAATCCCTGTCTCAACGCCTCGAGTGTGGCGTTCTGGTAGTCCCTCAAATTAAGCATAAGT